CCCAGATACTATCATATCCTTTTGGGACATCGACTTTTTTTGGTCGAGGTTTTCTTGGTACTCTTCTAGGCATCAGTAATTGAGGAGTCGTAGTTTTTAACTAGCTTCCAGTACTGTAATATAGAGTTAAACATGTTGAGATGTCTGTCATGTGTCTTATCATCCCACTTGTGACATGCAATTAAACTTGTGTCTTTCCTATCTACAAAGATAGAAACTCTCTGAGGATTGTCACAGTTACATCCTTGTGCATAAGCAGACAACTGCATACCGTGCTCATCGTATACTAATTTAGCAGGGTCTTTACCTTCTAAGTTATCTTTAGTTTTAAAGTCGACAAAGATACCAGACTTAGAATATAAATCTATCTTACCACCATACCCTATGTCAGCACAAAAAGAATCTTCAGCTATCCACTTTTCATTAGGAAAATGTTCATCAAGATATTTCTTGATAACTTCATAGGGTTCACTGGTGAACGTACCTAAGAAACCGTTTTCAATTAAGTCGTGGATTTGTGTGCCTCTTTCGGCGGCTTGTTTTCCAATCTTTTTTGAGTCTTCTTTACAACGATAAACAAAAGAATCAAAAGATTCATCTTCGTTACGTTCTAAAGTAAGTGCTGAGTTTAAAGCCTGATTAATCTTCCAGTTTTCAAGGGAAGGTTTAGCTATCATACCAATGATGGTAGTAACAGAAGGAACTAAGTTTAGTTTCTTAGCATCTCTAAGTGTAGTGTTTCTTTCCTTACCGTTAGCACCGATGATGGTATACATAGGCGAACCATCTTGTGCATACCAATGACCCGACTCAGCCGTGAATTTATTATAATTGTCTAATTTAGATTTGTCAATAGTTTGTTTATTTTTCTTTATCATTTTCTGAATCCTTAAATGCTTTTATAACATCCGATGAGAATAATTTTTGTAGATTAACAAGGAACATTTTACTAGCCTTGTGGTCTCCACCTGCTACAGTCTTAAACGTATCAAGCTTATCTACAATAGTTCTAAGCACATCTGTTTTAAACACTAAAGTACAAAACTCGTTATCACCTACACATAAATTATGGAACCAATAATCCGCTTCGGTAGCCTTGATGCCTGACGGTTTACCCCAAGATTCATATTCAATACAAATGTTACCTGTCTTTTGCCACATGTCTTTCTCAGACTTTACTTCTATCTTTTTATCAGTCAGCATCTCTGCTATTTTTTCTTCTCTCACTGTGCCATAAGCCAAATCTATATCAAACTTTTTTCTGTTTTCTTTAGTGGGTTTCATACCAGTTCTCTCCTATATTGTATTCACCTGTTAGAGGACAACGCATCTTATAATATTTACTTGCTTCTTCTATTGCCTCAACACCAAACACACCAACGCATTCGGCTTGCGATTCTTTTACTTCTATCTGCCACTCATCGTGTATATTAGCTACAAACCTAGCATCAAGAGCATTTAAACTTATCTTTTCTTGTAAGATTGTCATGGCTTTTTTCATAACTATTGCACCACCACCTTGTAATAAAGTATTTAGTGCGGCATGTTGACTACGTACATATATTTTTCTACCGTCAAGTCCTTTCAAGAACCCACGTTCAGATGCTTTCTGTACTCTGTCCTTTAGTATTTTAAGTGATGGTAAGTTTTTAAGAAACGTAGCCTTGAGTTTCTTACCTTGCTTTGCACCACCACCAGATATAGAACCTATCTTAGCATCACCTGCCCCATACAAATATGCATATATGAATGTCTTACTTTCATTACGAGTTTTAAGTCCTGCTAACTCTTGATTCCTAGTATGTATATCTCCATGTGTAACCTCATCAATATACTCTTGGTCATCCATATAGTGTGCTAACATTCGTAGTTCTAATCCACTAGCATCAATACCTACAAGCTTGTAACCTTGAGGTACTGTCCAACAAGAACGACACTCTTGTCCATAAGGACTACTAGAGTTTGGAATCTGTGCCATGTTAGGACTACGATGAGTCATTCTAGATGTGATTGTACCGTTGGGATTTACATACCCATGTACCCTATCACCCTTGAGTTCATCTATCCAAGATGTAACCTGTGCTATACGCTTCTGATAAAGTAAGAAATCTGCAATTAATTTAGCTTCATGTATATGTTCAATTTTTTTGAGAGTTCCCTCATCAACAATCGGCTGACCTGTTGGAGTAAATCTTTCAGGCTTCCACCCAAAGTCAATAAGGTACTCACCTATTTGTTTACGACTACCTAAGTTAAACTCAACTAACTTCTGTCTCATGAAAGGTTTAACATTCTGTGTCTTGATACAGTTGTTGTACTCATCATCTGTTAGTCCACGTTTAGATAACTCACCATCCTTTCTAATGTAAGGTGTTACTAACTTGTCATCTATCATCTTAGGTTTGAATGTGTTATGAACTTCTTCTTCAACCTGTAACTGCTTGTCTTTTAATTCAGCAAGCAACTCCATAGCTTTCTTGGTATCAAAAAAGAAACCATTCTTTTCTTGCTGTCGCATTATCTCAGCAACTCTGTGCTCAAGATTGATTGAATCTTCACTAAACATCTTACCTTCTTTGAGTAAGTAATTGTATACAACCTCGTTTAGTTTTACATCTTGAACACAGTAGTCTAACATATCAGGTGTATACTCATCAAAGGTTTCGGGTTGGTCTTGTTTAGCCATACCAACACGCCACCCCCAAGTCTTTAAGCTATGTCCATTCTCACGAACAGGGTTAAATAATCTTGACATAACTAATGTATCTTCTAACTTGTGTGTTACTTTAGCACCATGTAGTTTTTGTATTACTGGTATATCATAACCTATAATGTTATGACCTATAAGAACTTCTGCATTTTCTAAGAATTTAATACCTTCTTCGATTTGCATGTTGTCAAAAGTGTGTACTGCTCCACCCAACTCTTTAGCTACAATACAATGTATTACAGTCGGGTCTAAACCATCAGCTTCAATGTCGAATATTATTTTAGAACTGTTCATTGTCAAATGTTTCCTCCTCAGATACTTCAAACAATCTACCAGTATCTGAATTATATCGGAGACCACAAGCCAATCCTGTGTCTCCAGTGTACCTAGATTTTAGTACACGAACCTTAGTAAGATTAGCTTCTTCAGGGTTACTTGCCTGTTGATTTCTTTCCAGTGCAATAACACAATCTGATAACTGTGCAATACCCTGTGAACCTTTGAGATGAGATAGGGATACTTCAATACCCTGCTCATGTCCCTTATCTCCTGCGGCTCTCCGTAAGTGTGATACTAATATCATACCAACACCTGTCTCTTCTACCAGAGACCTCAAGCGATTCATAAGCATATCAATACCACGCCTCTCATCACCTTCATGTAACACATTGACTAACATATGTAAGTGGTCAACGATTACCCATTTACATTCACAGCCTACAATAATGTATCTGAGCTTGGCAAAGATATCATCAATATCAGTAGCTCCTAAATGTGAGTGAATGAATACTCTGCCAGAAGGAATAGCTTTATCAAACAAACCTAGAAGGTCATCGTCTGAATAGTTTCTACGCTTCTCTGTCAGATAGATTCTATCGTTAGCCTCGATGGATAAAATACCATCAGCAGTACGTAACCAATTCTCTTCAAGGGCTACGATACCTACGTTGTCATCTGTGTTTTTAATAAGCCAATGTTCCAACTCTCTGGTAACACTAGACTTACCAAGACCTGTACCACCTGTAAGTGTGACCAGTTCTCCTTTACGCATTCCATATAGTTTCTTGTTAAGTCCTTCCCAAGGGTATGCAATGCTCTCCTTCTCTTCTCGATGCAACCAATCACCTTTTTGAGATGATAGCTCCATGATACCTGAAGGTGTATATGTCTTGGCGTTCCACCATGCTTGAGTAAACTCTTGAAACTTCTTCTGCTTGAGCATCTCATTAGCATCTTTGAATCCGTTAGGGAACGACATGATTCTAGTTTTGTTAGGCTTTAGTATTTTAGCTACAGCTTTTGCCGCTTCTTTACCTGCCTTGTCATTGTCAAAGCACAGTACTACATTGTCAAAGGATTCAACAAACTCTATGCTTTCACGTATATCTTTCACTGCTGATGACGCACCACGCTTGACGGATACCACTGCCCACTTACCTTGGAACAGTTCATCTACTGCCATAGCATCACACTCACCTTCAGTGATAGTCAGATATTTACCACCTGTATTACCATGTAGTTGTTCTCCGAACAAACCAGTGCCTTCAAATGTTCCATTGCAAGCAAAGTTTTTGTTCTCTACATATCGTGTCTTAGTACCAACAACCTCGTTACCATTAAAGAATGGATAGATGTGTTGTACTACGTTGTTGTTTCTGTCCTTGACAATCTTAACACCATACTTGGTTGCTGTTTTTTCAGAGATACCTCTGTCGGTTAGTGAACCGTAAGCACCAGTATAAGATGTAAGAAATGTGTTATCAGACTTGGGTTTTGTTGTCATTTCAATTACCTTGCCTGTTGATTCGTTGTCATAGTCTGTAAAAAAAGTATCACAGCTAAAGCATTTAGCAGAACCATTCTCATTGAGAGAGACTGCATCACTGCTTGAACATTTAGGACAGGGTAATTTGTGTTTAATGAATTGGGTTCGTTCTTGTATCATTCTATCTCCAGTAGAAAAAAGGCTAGGCTTTTACACCCAGCCTGTTAAAGTTATTCAGAATCAGTTTCAGTATCTTCTACCTCTCCTTCTTCTGTCTCAACCATAGCATCAGGGTTTTCTTTAAGCAAGCTTTCAAGATTACCTCTATGCGTAGCACTAGTAAAACTTAGTGCTTCAAGTAAGACTTCTAACTGTGACACCTTACTAATTATTACATTAGCATTTGCCCTAGCATTCTCATCTTCAATTTTAGTCACATCATAAGATGTAACACCATCATCATTTTTAATACTAACAATCATATTAAAACTCCTCTGTTTCATCAAAGAACTCAGAGCCATCTTCGGCTTTGTATTCAATGAGGTCTACGATTTGGACAGCCTGTAGGTCAAGACTTTTTCCTGCCTTACCTGCATACTCCCAAGCGTATTCGTTACACTGGACTCTAACCTTAGAGCCATTACCCACAGCAAGATTTACTTCCTGTTTATTTTGGTCAAGCAATCTAGGTGCAGACCTAACCATTCCATTAGGACCATTTACTTTCCGCTTGATTACTATAGCAGAACCTTCGTCCATTACTTTAATAGTATGTCCACGTGATGCAAAGTCATTAGCTGTTGCCTCATCAACCACAAGGTTGACTGTGTACATGGGTTCAAAAGTGGTATTGGGTGTTTTGATGCTTGCCCAATAAGCCGTTCCGTCAATTATCATATTGCCTCCTATGATGTTAGTTAAATAAAAGAGAGTTAATGAGCCAACTACTCTCGGAGTTGTGGACTGAAGCCAAACCAAATAGTTTATTATTTGGAGATAGAGGGCTTAAAGTTCTTTGGTTGCTCAGTGTAATGTTGCACATGTTACACCATCTCTTTGCGAATGTCAAGCATTATTTCATCTATAGTATATAAGCTTTCATCCAATAATTTTACATAGAAAACTTTAGGGTCAAGAGTCCATCGTGCCTCATAGCCTACTTTGTTTTCATATAGTTCTTGTGTGTGTACAGCAATCCAATCGCAGAAATATCTGTACTCATCTTCTGTTAATCTTATAAATCCATCTTCCATAATATTCTCTTAATGTATTGTGTTGCTATCAAAATCTTTGAAGGATTCTAGCAAAGCTTCTTCATCTATCTCTGCTCTCATTTCTCTCATAGCTTTCATGTCCATGCCCTCAACATCCCATGTCTTACCGTTGGTAGTACAAGTCACGTGAAGCACAACATCTATCATAGACATAGTAATTAAACTATCAATAGCAGAATAGATTGAAGTAGCATAAGTTTTAATAGTTTCTCTATGATTATCTATTACGACCTCAACAATATACTCATCCATGTTTAGATACCTTTATTAGTTCATCAAAAGTTGTAATGTCTGGATACTGTTTGAGATATTTCATAATCCATTTGTCTGTCATGTATGACATGTGTAATTGTCCTTGACCAAAAGCATGTGTCTGCTCTGGGAGTAGTCCCTCAACTGTATCAACAGTAATAGACTCTGCTTGGTCTTCAGGCAATAAGGTACGAAGCCACTCAACCTGTATAGGTTTGACTAGCTTTCTAAGTTTTTTTATTTGTTTTGAGTTCATC